ATAACAGGTCCGCCGCCGCGAGCGACCCGCCGCCCTCGACCACGAACAGCGCGCGCGGCCCGTCCCCGTCCTCGACCGAGAGCGTGCCGCTCTGCCCGTCATAGACCACCTGCCCCGCGCGCAGCGCCGCGGCGATCTGCGCCTCGGTCAGCCTCACGCCTTCCTCCCCCGCGTCGCGGCGAATGCGGGCGGCCTCTTGCTCGATCGCGATCTGTTCGACGGTCAGGTTCCGTTGCCGCTCTTGCTCGGCGATGAACTCGCGCGCGGCCTGCCGGGCTTCCTCGTTGCGGCGGGCCTCATCGGTCTCACCCGCGATTATGTTGGCGCGGCGGTTCGATGCGGGCGTGCGGTCGGCGGGCACGTTGGACGCCTCGGCCTTCAGGTCGCGCACGCGCGCCGACAGCAGATCGACCAGCCCGATCAGCCCGCCGAACTGGCCCTTGATCGCGTCCAGACTGGATTGATTCACGCCCTCGATGCCTTGAACGGTAAGATCCAGGGCAAGCTCCAGGGCCTGCATCCGCTCTGCAAATTCGCCCGCGCTGATCTCGCCCTCTCGGAACTGCCGGACGTTTTCCTGCATCGCCTCGTTGATCTGGGCGATGTCGCGCGCGGCCTGCACCTCGGTGGCCCGGAACAGTTGCGTCGCGAAATCCTCCATCGCCTGCGCCGTGTCGCGGCCTTGGCCTTCCAGCCCGCCCACAGCCTGCGACAGGTTCAGCAGCTCGCGCCGGGCCTCGGCGATCAGCGACAGGTTACCGGAAAGCTGGTTGAACATATCCTCGCCCAGCAGCCCCCGCGCGGCGGCGTCTGATCCGAAAATGTCCGACAGGTCGTCGCGGCGATCCGCGACCTCCTCGATCGCGTCCAGCATGGGTTCGAACGCGTCGGCGGCCCGCACCGCGATGCGCTTGAACCCGGTCTCCAGCGATCGCGTCAGGTCGTCAAAGCGGTCGTCCAGTTCCTCGGCGCGGGTGATCAGGTCGCGGTCGATGACCTGCCCCGCGTCCTCTGCGGATCTCACCATGCGGTCGATCTCGTCCGCGCCCCCGGCGAGGGTCTGTGCCAGCCGGCGGCCGGTATCCCCGAACGCGCCCTGTGCGATGGCGAGCCGTTCCTGATCGCTGCCCGCCCGCTGGATCACATCGGCGATGTCGCGCAAGAGTTGCTCTTGCGACTTCAGCTCGCCGTTCGCATCCTTCAGGTCGATGTTGTATTTCTCGACGAACTTGTTCAGCTCACCCTGACCATTCGCGGCCTCGCCGATGCGCCGGGCGAACCGGCCAAGGGATGCGTTCACCTCGTCCTGCGACACGTTCGCGGACCGGGCGAACCCGCGCTGCACGCCTTGCAGCGTCTCCACGTCGATCGAGACGTCACGGGCAGTCTTGCCCAGCGATGACAGATCCGACACGGCAGTCCGCACGCCCCGCGAGAACCCGGCGAACCCCGCCGCCGCCAGCAGGGGCGTGAAAGCGCGCCATGCCCGGCTGACGCCGCCCACAGCTGCAGTGGTGCTTGCGAGGGCGGTGTTGATCCGGCCCGAGGCGCGGCGCATATCGCGCTCCATGCGGCGCGTTGCGCTGCGCGAGTCGCCTTGCAGCTTGCCGTAGGTCTTGGTGCCCCGGCGCTCGGCCTGTTTCATTTTCTTTTCGAAGTCGGAAATCCGGCCCTCAAGCTGGACAAACAAGCGTTCCGTGTCGTCTGCCATTATGGCCTCCTATGCGAGAAACATGTCGTCATCGAACCACGACGCCTCTGTGATGAATTGAACCTCTCCAGCAGCGGCGCGGGCCACGGCCATTGCGGTTGCGACCGAGCCGTCGATCTTGTTGCCAGACCGGCCCTTGTGGAAACTGCGGTTGCCCGCCTGGTCGATGTGCAACTGCACGTTCTCGAAGTTCCAGCGCAGGACCGGGTGCCCCCCATGCTTGAACTGGCCGCCAAGGATCGCGCGCTCCAGCTCCTTGACCGCCGGCGCCATTGAAACCCATCCCTGCCGGAACTCCACGACGGGGATGCCATCCTGATCGAGGTCTGCCATCATCGAGCGGCCATAGGTCGGATCGAACGCGACCTCGCGGACATTGTACGTTGCGCACAGTTCCCGGATATGCGCCTCGACGGCCCTCAGATCGACCGTGTTGCCGGGCGTCGGGATGATGAAACCCTGCTCTGCCCATTCGACATAGTTGACGCCATGCCGATCCCCGCGGTCGCGCAGATTGTCCTCGGGACAGAAAAACCACGGGTGCACCTGATACCCGTCGTCGCCATCGCGCCACGCCGCGACCACGACGGTCAGATCCTCGTTCTTCGACAGGTCCACGCCCAGCCATGCGGGCGCCTGCACCATGTCCAGTTCCTCCAGATCGACCGGGTGATCGCCTTGGTCATAAACGTGCATCTCGACAAAGGGCGAGCTTGACTGGTCCAGCCAGCGATTGAGGTTGAACTGGAGAAACGAGTCGCGCTCGAAGGGGCTGTGCTGCGCCTTGCGGGCCTTGTCGCGGAAGCCTGCAATATCGGGATAGCCATATTGCAAGCCGGGGTTCGTGGCGAACCACACGGCCTCGTCGTGCCAGTCGTCTTCGGGCTCGGCCATGAATATGACCGGCAGGGTCGCGGGGTCGTCGATCTCGCCTTTCTGCACCTTCACGGCGTAATCCACGGTCTGCCAGGCAAGGTTTTCCTGCCCCCGGCCTGCCGTGCTGGCGACGATCATCATCGTGCCGGGCACCTTCACCAGGGCGCTATCGAGGGCCTCCCATTGACGTTGACCAGCGGCGCCGTGCCACGCGTGCAGCTCGTCCGCGATGACAACATTGGGTGTCTTGCCGTGCTGCACTTTTCCATCCGAGGCGACAGCAAGATACCGGCTGCGATCGGCAGGAAAGCGGATCGTCGAAATGTACTCTCGCACATTGAGGTGCTTCATCAGGCGCTTGTCGTTCTCGATGATCAGCGCGGATTCGTTGAAAAGCTCCATAGCCTGTTCGCGTGCGGCCGCCGCCGACACGATCAGGTTTCCGGGCTGACGCTCGGGGCCGATCAGGTGCAGAAGGTTGATCGCGGCGGCGAGGCTGGTCTTGCGATTTCCCCGGGGCAACAGCAGCGTGACACGCCGCACCATGCGGCTGCCGTCCTCATGGCGCGGCCCGTAAATGCGGCGGATGATTTGCTCTTGCCAGGGGTCGAGCTGAAAGGGGTGCCCGGGCGCCGGGTTCTTTGGGTGCTTCAAGCGGCGCAACCATTGAACGGCCCGCTCGCCTCTTTCCAGCGGGTCGTCGATCTCCTCGGGTTTGTCTATCCAGTTTGGCCTCAGGACCATGACGATCACCCCACCAAGTCGTCATCGGCGTCCGCATCGTCACGGATACTCGGGCGCGACCGGCTGACCGGCGTCAGGCCAAGTTCGGCGGCAAGCTGCCGTGCGGTCTGCATGGCGTCCTTCAGAACCAGTGACGCGGGGTTGCGGCGCAGGTTCCCATGGTCGTCCTCGTAGACGTGCCCCCGCTCTTGCAGCACGCGCTCGGCCTCGCGACCGGTGCTGATCGCGGTGCAATAGTTCTCGACGCTGCCCATGTCCGCGTCAGTCAGGAT